CTCCGCTCTTCACCGCCGTAGCTCATTAACTCACCCCACGCCCGATCCACTTCCTGCCGCCGGAACTCTGGTACGAGCCGATGCTTGTATTTGGTACCGAGCCACCGTTTTTAACCGTTGAGCTGGAAGATCTGAAATTTCCGTTTGCTGGATCGGCTAACCCCGGATCTAGGATGTAGCTATTCAGGTCGTTGTAATTTGAGATACTCGTTGAATCAGTGTAGGTTGAACTTTGCCATGCGGCTTGGGCTACTGATATACCTTCTGCGACGGTAACTAATTCCGAAGAAGCACCAGCGTTTATTTCCATCTGATTTGTGCTTGACGGGGCATAATAGATGTTATTATCGATTCGATTTGACCAGTACGGAGCGGCTCGACCAACTACCACGCTGGTATTACCATGCTCCATTGCGGGTATATTTGTTTCTTGATAGAATATGTTGTCGGATACATAGTTAAAAAAAGGTATCCCATGCTTCCCACCGTAGATAGCGTCTTGATGAGCCGCAATATAAAGGCATCCATCGCTTCCGTTAGTAAAACAGACGAAAGTATTTGACGTAACCCGCGAGTTGTTTGACCCGTAAAGTGTAACTCCTGGTGAGACACCATAAAATGAATTGCTATTAATGAACCAGCTGTTAGCCTTAATGACAAGACCCCAGGCATTTGCAACGCCACCGCTGTTTGCTACTATTTTATTATTCCTGAAAACTGCGTTATCTGCACCAACCCCAGCTAAAAGAATATGGTTGTGAGTCGTACCAGAATAATAAAAATAGTTATCTTCAAAAATGATTTGTTCAAAAGGGTGATCGTTTACACCTTGCGTAGTCCCTACTCCGTCAACCTCTACCCCTACCTGTATTGGGACATTCCCCGTATAAGTGAGTTCGAGATCATTACTGTGAACGAACAACTTTTTAATATATGTTTTAACCTTTAAAAGAGTGGGGACAACGCCTGTGCAATTTTCTATTACTACCTTGTTTATGTAGTTTTTTTCAAGATCAAGAGAGTTTGTTAAAAGCTGATTTGTGCTTACCGACTCATTAAACACAGAGTTTTTTATTTCAACTGAATCAGCCGCTGTACCGCCTTCAACATTCGTGGAAATACTAATTAGACCTATATTTGAACCGCCTGTTCCGGTGCAACTGCTGTTATCAAAAACAACATCATCGACCCAAGTTGTTCCTAAGCAAACCCTTGTGACGTTAAATGTCATGTTCTCTATTGTCACATCGCGAGTATGGTTTCTCCCTATAAAAAACAGGTAATCAACTCCGGTTTCATCTGTCCAGTTTGTTCCGTCATATGTAGCCCCATCACCACTAGCATAACCGCCAGACGTGCTATCTTTTGACCATTTAATATAGTCGGTCGTAGATGCCGTATATGTCCCTTGCAACACAATCCAATAAACCGTAGATGCTGTTAATGTGACGTTTGAAGAAAAATCAAACTCTTCCCACCCACCTTTAGGATCAATGTCATAAGCAAGTCTGGACGTTGATGTTCCGTTAGTTACTGGCGTCCCGCTTGGAGCGCCAGCAGAATCAGTCTCGATTGTTACAGTTACAGTTTCCCCATCTTGATAAAGTATTCCATCAATATTGTTTATTAGAGTCAAAAACAAAGTTGCTCTGTTGACAGTTATATTTGATCCGCCAACCGTAATTTTCTGAGCGATCTTTACGTTTGTAGTTGCCCCTGTTCGTAAACTGGTTGTGGAATCAGCGCCAGTAACTTGCTCAATCACATTAGTTGTGTCTTCTGCCAAGCTGACGCATGAGCCTGAAGATGAGTCTGAATTTGTACATGTTCCGTTCTTAATAACCAAACTTACTTCAGGTGATTGGTTTCTAATCGTTAGATCAGCTGCGTCATCGTTAAAATTTATATCGTCAAATGTGACTGTTCCAGAAACCATAGTAGGCTCAATATCAACCATCACGGTAGTCCCTGTAGTCCCCCAAGTGCATCCATTCGCGGTTGCGCAAGTAAAAGTTAAGTTTGCTCCAGTGTTCCCGCTGTCTAAAGTCAACTCAGTCGTAATAGCGTACGTTCCAGCCGCACACTGAATCGTGTTTGTTCCGGTACTCGCAACAACCACCGCACGCGCCAAGGTGCAGACATTCGCCCCACTATCCACGCATGACGCCGCTCCACCGCCACCACTTGCCGCCGCGTAGTACGTAGCCGCGAAACCCTGAGAGCAGATAAACAAAATTAAAAAAGGAAGTAGTCGGTTCATTTTCGCCTCAAATATATTGGAACGTTACGCCGTCGCCGCTGACGGTCGAGTCGATGTAGATGTCTCTAAGGAATGACCCTGAAGAATTGCCCTTTGCAATCGTGTAGCAATCAGATGCGTCAAGAGGGATCCCAGTCCGAGTTGACAAAGACGCAATAACCCCTGAATTTCCAACAACGATTACTCCGGTGTTATCTGTCTCAGCACACATGGTTATGGTTGTATAAGATTCATTCGTAGTAGATAAAGCCTCTGCCGTTCCAGCAGACGTCACGGTCTTTCGCCCATTGTCAGCATAGGCAGATGTGGCTAAGGTTAAAAGTGCGATTACAAAAAATGCTTTTTTCATTTTAAATCTCCCAGTTAATTTTCTCTTCCTATTGTATTTACAATTTCTTGACCGCCTTTTAACACAAGATATCCAGATGTGAGGCCAGCCATGAGCTTAACTGCACCATTTGAAATCCTATGAACCATCAAAAGACGTCTGTTGAGGTCGCTTACAGCCATCTCTCTACCTTTGAGCTGTTTAATTCTTCCGTATATCTTTGACTGTTCCATTGCCGCTTCCTGCATAATCTGAGCAGATCGCCTAGCCGTTTCTTCCTCAATAAGTTTTCCTGCATTGCGAGAAGCTAAGTCTATTTTAGAAATCCTCATAGCACCTTCTTTTGCAATTTCTAATAGTCTCTTCTCAGCATGTGCTCCCTGATTTGAAAGCTCAGAAGAAAGAACCTTCATGTTCTCTCCAAGCTGTCTTGAACGAGCAGAAACAGACCCAATCCCCTTGGCAAATTTCTCAGTTCCATTCTCCAAGAAGTTAATTATGTCTTGCTCAACAGGCGCGACGCCTTCATTCTTAGCCACACGCTTAACAAGCTCATAGGCGTTCTTTCTAAACGCCTCGCCCTTATAAGGCTGAAGAATGCTATTTGTCTTATTCATGTAGCTTATGACTGGCCTGTAGGAAGACTGAAGTTCAGCAAACGCCTCGCCACCCGGAAGTCTTGAAACCATCTCACCAAACTCGCTCTGAAGAATTGCGGCTGGAATTTCTTCCTGCGTAAATCGTCTCGCTCCGCCCTTCAAAGGCTTAGCAGACTTCCAAACTTTCCTCACATCAGATAAGAAATCTTTAAAGTTAATGAGTTCATCTGCACTTCGACTAATTCTAGCTCCGGTTGCATCAACAACATCAATACCATACTTTGAATCAATAAGATTTTTTACCTGATCAAGTATTCCACCACCAGTAACTTCAGCCTCTTGTGCGCTCTTCTGAAGAGTTTGAGCCAATACTTCAGCCGCCTCACCCCTTGTCATTCTTCCAGTCTGTGCAATGGAATCAGAGATGTTGTCTAACTCTTTACCGTACATATCAGAGTTCTGCCTAAAGAACCCCTTTACTTTATCCTGATATGTTTTTGCTGTAATATCAGCTTCCTTATTAAGCAACCTATCCGTATCATCAATGGACTTATTAATCTGTTTCGTCGTGTTCTTTAGAGACTGCCTAATTTGATATTCTTTAGATGAAACATCCTCTGCAATAACCTTCTTGATGTCCGCAGTTCTCTCAGACACAGCTGACACGGCCTGTTTCCCACGCTGACTTGACTCAGACATCTGACGAACCATAGAAGATCCAATCTCATTTCCTTGCTTTTCTGCTTCAGCCAACGCATCCTTCGTTCTCTTTAAAGATGGGATTCTTGGATCTCTTAGAGTTCCGGATGTAGTTTCTCTAACTCCTTCTTTTAAAGATGTCTTAAACTTATTAAGTTCTCTTCCACCCTTAGCGAACATCTTCATTCCCTGTTGCATAGATATACCAAGCATTGGTGTTATGGCTGATGCAATAGCCGTAGACTTAATCCTGTCACCCATTGTCTCGTAATCAAATGCCTGAACCGATGTCGCGCCCTCAATGGACAGCTTTAACGCTTCTTTGCCAAGATTGCTTAGACGAATCCCATTATTGGCCGCCTTTGCCTCAGCTGTTGCAATAAGACCTTGAAGAACTTTCCTGTTTGATAGGGCTGGAACAGCACCAAGAGCCTTGGCCGTAGCGTTCCCAATTAGTATGGCTTGCCCAATCTCTCCACCAGTCTTTGCAACGTCTTGAACTCCCTGAAGCCCTTTAGCCATAGCCTGAGCTTCTTCACCCATAGATCCAGACATGGCCTCTTGCTGAATCTGTTTACCCTTAGAGATCATTCCTCCAGTTAAAGCGTCACCCATCTTCTCAGGCCAACTAAGCTTAATCTCTTCTTTTGGTTTATCTGACTCAGCAAGTAACCTATCAATTTCATCATCAGACATAGACTCAACATCAACAGGTGCAGAGGAAGACGCTACGCTCTTATCGCTCTCACTGAGCATAGAGTCCAACTCCTCGTCAGACAGCTCTTCAACTTTAGGATTATTTGCCATTTGGAATGAGTCCGCGCTTCTTTAAAAGTTCAATCTTCTCTTCTCTTGTTAGTGTCTGCTTCACAGCTTCACTAGGAGTCATTCCCTTGCCTGACTTAGGAAGAATCCTGCGAAGAATAGCCTCATCCTTATAGGAAGGAGCCTGCGAGTAACGACGAAGCGTATCAAACATAATCTTTGCTTCATCTGGGGTGTTTGTGAGTTCTGCAAGAGCTTTCTTATATCCTTTAATGTTTACGTCAGATACTCGTTCATCCCTATAGATTGTCTTACCAATAAAGTTTGCAAGACCTTCAAGGTTATTTAAATACGGCACAACCTCAGGAGCTTGCTCTCCTTTAGGAAGAATATCGCCAAGTTTTCCTCTGAACTCAGTCATTACTCCCTTTACACGACCAACCCCATACTTCTCATTGATTAAGTTAAACTGCTTCTCTGTATCATCCAAGATTGAAAGCCCATGACTAAGCGTATTCTGGAAGTCTTTCTCTTTTGCCGACATCTTAGGAGGAAGAGGATTTGAGAATAACGACTGAGCTTCAGACGGAGCGTCTGTAGTAGATTGCTGAGGAGTTTGATTTGGTTGAGTCGCGGTCTGACTAATCCTCTGACCAATCCCTCCCTGAGCCTTTTCAGCGGCAAGTCCAGCGAACTCCTGAATCTGTTCTGGAGAATACTTTCCACTCGATGCCATGACCTTTGTAAGCTCAGGAATAAAAGACATCTTTGACTTAAACTTCTCAGTCTCCATGGTCTGCTGAAAATTAGTCTTGTCCTTTATCCTCGACTCAATGCTCTGGAAGATAATCTTAGACACATCAGGATCTGTGTTGCCAATATGTTCAAGAACCGTAGTCACGTTCTCCAAGTCTCTTGGGTCTCCAGACTGCTTCGCAAGTTCAATGATTCCATTATTGATCTTGGACGCCTGAAGTTGCTTATCAGCCTTTTCCTGCTGATCCTGAGATTTCTTAATCTTAGCCGCGAGTGCTGTATCGAGTAGGCTCATGATACAACTCCTTGAAGATTCTTAGAGCCAAGATACGAAAACACATCAAAAACTGGTCTAAGAATATTCTTAATCCAATTCTTATTTCTTATGAACTTGGCAAAGCGTTCACCGTACTTACCGTAAATATCCATAAACCATCTAGGGCCGACATTTAAGATAAAGTGTCTGGCATAGGATGTCTTAGGATTATCTCGACCACCTTCAAACACCTCACACGCCACCCAACAGAACAGGTATGCCGCTCCAGCCGCAGTCTCGGCTCCCTTCATGGCGAAATCTAGATTCTGTCCTCTGCGAGTTGTCATGTTGTTATACTGAGTCCCATAAATATTCGCATTCGTTCCAAAGATGCTGGCGTTAAAATTATTAAGGCTCTGCTGATAGTTGAAGATGCTTTCTGGATTCACGTTCTGCACTAACTGTCCAGTTCCTGTCTGTCCCTGAACCGTAGGCATAGAACTAATAGGAACACGGCCAGCTGTGCTGAGAGCCATATTAAGCCTACGATCTTTAAGAGATTGCTTAAGACGCTGTAACTGTACGGACTCATCGATTGATCCTAATGGGCTGATGGCTCCAAGACCGCGCTGAGACTGGGCAGAGCGCACGTCCTCAAGCAATCCAGGTCTAAGAGACTCATATTCCTGTTGGTCTGTCTGTGCAAAGAACTTGGCCAAAGTATCTTGCGCCCCAGCTAACTCAGGCGATAAACTGCGCTCAATCTCCGCAAACTGAGGAGCATAGTCACGCTGAAGTTTGAGTGCGGCCTCGGCAAACTGTGGGCCGTATGTCTGAAGACTCTTTAATTGCTCCTCTGAGAACTGCCCACCATACTGCTTCTGTGCCTCAAGGATCTTAGGAAGCGCATCGATCTGAGCCTGAATTGCCTGAGCAGAAGTTTCCCCGGAAGACGGTGGTGATGCTGGTTGTTGTACTGGTGCTGGTTCTCCGCCACCCATATTAATTTCTCCTAGTAATGAGGGAGTCATAGACGTTTCGCCGACGCTCCCAGTATTCTCTTTTATACATACGAATTTTATCGTTCTTCTTTAGTCTAAAAAAATAACAATATTTTGCTTGCGGTACACTTGTCATGATCTCGTCTATAATCCTGTTTACCCTATGAGTATTCCTAAAATTCTCATGCACCCAAATGTCGTTAATCCAAATATACTCACCAGAAGGAACCTCATATCCAGATGGGCCAACAAGCCTCCACTCACAGTACGAAATAACTTTTCCATCATCATCTTTAATTGTCGTAATCACAAAGTTTCGACATCGCCCTTAAGTTTATTAATAGCTGTCTGGACTTCATCAATCTGGTCTTTTAATGGATCACTTTGAGCTTTAAGCCTATCAAGCTCTTTTAGAAGCCCTTGCTTAGTTAACTTAAGCCGATCAATCTCATCTTGAAGAACTTTTTTTGATTCTTTTGAAATTGGCATGATTAAACCTTGATTTCTGTAATCGTGATGCTTGAGGCGCAAACTCCTCCGTATTTCCTGCCAGCCCCATTAGCTCCATTAAACCTAAATGTTTGTCCGGTATCTGAACCAAGCCTAACCCTAAAAGTCGTAGATGACGTTGTACCTGAAGTCATAGAGAAAATAAGCTTTGATGCGTCTGAAGTGTTTGTGTTTCTATAACTTGGAATAGCGGCCAAAGCATCTGCGGTGGAATCTTGAAAAAGTGCAACAGCTCCCATAGCACTACTATCTAATCCAAAAACACAAACTACTTCAATCAGGAGTTTATTTGTAGCACTTGTAGGAGTTATAGAAAGAGTCATAACTTCTGTACCCTCAGTAATCTGAGGGATGGTGTCATCGTTTGGAATGGTTGTTGACGCTGTTGCCGCAGAAGTAACTATTGTATTAACAGACTGAACAACACTTCCACTTAAAGCATTTGCAGCTGTCGGAGTAGGGGCGGTTAAGGGAGTGCCATCTTTTCTAATATACGCAACCACCCTCGCATTCGCTGTAGTCTCAGCCCTTACAATCGCAACATCACCTGCGGCAGTCGTAATGTTGGCTCCCGTAGGTAGAATCAAGCTCGTGGCGTTATGGGTAAGTGTCAAAGCCCCATCGAATACCACAGTGCGGCAATCACCAGCCTGTTCCGCAGTTCCAAACGACGTAATAGTTGTCGTCCCCGTGATGTGCATGAAGTTGCCATCGGTCGCCCAAATGGTAGTCGTGGTAGCAGATGCAATATCTGCACCTTTCGCTTCTGTAATATCCTTCGCGCTCATGGTAACCACACCACTATGAGTCATGGTTCCTGAGTGCGTGATGTTCTGAGTAATCGTGGCAAGGTTCAGTTTACTGTTTGCAATCGCGGCGGCGGCATCAATGTTATCGTTGTCAATGCCTCCGTTGAACTCAGTCGCAAGTCCCGACACCTTTGCATCAAGATTCGCGGCATTCACTGTGGCTGGATCACTTCCATATGTAGGTACGACGACGATTCCCATAACTAAATTCTCCCTTGGTACGGACGAGCGTAAGTTGTATATTCAAAAAATGTTGGAACAGTTCCGCTTACAGAGTTCGTAATACGAAACTCCACATAGTTTCCACGGCCTGCGAACTTCGTGCGGAAGTTCCCAGTGGCGTTAGTATTCGCCACAGTTACGGCAGGAGTTGAGAACGGTGTTTGAAGGCCACCAGCAAGATCAATCTGTCCAACCGTTACCCAACCACCATTATCAATCTGCATCTCAATGAGGTAGATTCCGTCTGATCCTGTCTCCGCAACGAACTGGGAAGGGTCAAATATTTTCTTTGAGAACGGCTCATTCCAATCCTGAGCCTTAGTAATTATCTGCTGAACAATCGCTGTTCCAGCATCCGTGTCACCATTAAGAACTTTGTAACACAGCGACGTTGCAAGAGATGACCCGCCAACGAACGTCTTTATGTTGTCTCCAAACCCAAATGACGTCATACACGACAAATTCCAAGTCCCTGTTGGAACAACTGTCCATGCGCTATTAGGATCTTGATTGCGATTTGCCGCAACAGAATCCCATATAACGGTACGGTTTGGAACAGTTGATGTACCAACTGGAATGTTAAGAATATAAAGACCATTTTCAAACCATCCATTAGATGTCTGAATTGCATCTTGATTAATTGACTCAATGATGTCCCTGATTGGATCAGAAATCACACCAATTCGGAGTTTGTCAAATGTCGTTCGCGAAAGTAACCTTACCCCATCATTAGCCAAGAATATGTGGTCGTTTCCAATGTCACACACGGTTCGTCCAGCGGGGCATCCAATAACCGTACTAAGAGGTTTAACCGTCCAATCAGTAAGTGGCGTT